TAATTTTGCTGTATTCCCGGTGAATATTGCTGAATTAATTTCGCGACATTAACATTAGAAATCATTTCTTCGTAACTTGTCCATGGAGTCAGACCTGGCAAAAAAGAATTTTCATAAAATAATAATCCAAGAACGCCCCCCACAAGCCCAGAATATTCACCAAAAGCCAATAATCTCCGTTGTTTTTCATCCGTAATATACTCAAAATCGTAAATCTTGCTCTTGGATTGTTGAAACGCGTTTAGAATCGTGTTCGCGTTTGTCTGTTTCTTATAAGAATGCGAAAAAAATAAATGCGAATGTACGGCTAATTTGTCCAATTCAGGAAACTCTTTGAGTCCGACGATCAAACTATGTTGAAATATCGGATCGTACCATAATAAATCGGTTATAATTGCGCCATTTTCTTCATAATCTTGGTCCGAATAAACACGATGCGGTGATTTTTGCACGTATATCAAAAATCCATTTTTGGAAAGATTGGAACAATCAACCGGAGTAATCGGCGTCCTCTTTTCGTTCCGATTCGATTCACTACGTAAATATATTATCTTTTGAAAAAGCATTATAACATATAGATACGTAATATTTATATGTTTTATCGGTCTTAACCTAAGGTGTATAAAAATAAATCGGCTTCTTTTTTTAAAATAGTCAAAGGAAAATCGATGTCGTTCTCATCTATCTTGGCTAAATGAATACTTAATGTTTCGATGTCTGTGCTCATATGAATTTTGTATTCCAATGGATCTTCCTCTGGATCCCATCGGTTTTCCACGCTTGCCAATAAAATCAACCTACCTTTGCGGGTCATTGTCAAATATTTTGTAATAGTTTCATTTCCCGCAAATTCAAAAGACGCCGCGGTAAGTTGACTCGGAGTTTGGAATACCTTGAACACCGGATTTTGATTTGTTTGTTTCGCATTTCGTAAAAAGGATATTATTTCTGCGCGTTTTTTTATATCCAAGAAATGCGAAAGTCTACCGAATTTACACATATATTCAATGTGATATTTATTTTTAGTATTCGTCGATGTTCATCAATATTTCGGATTTTTTAACATCGGTTTCAAATTGACTAAAATAGGGGTATTTGAGCTGATTCTCTGGACTATGCTTGTGTACAGTTCTCGCAATCATCTTGTACAATTTGAATCCCGGATATCGTTCTTCGCCCGTCTTTTTATATAGTACATTTTTTCCATTATCGTCCAAACACCATCTATAAATCGTCTTTTGCAATTCGTTCATCTTGGACACAGGAGTATTCTCGTCCATTAAAAAATCGAAAATAGAAGTTCCAAGACGCGAAAGATCGAAACTATAATTGGGTTCCAAACGCGGCTTTTTTGAATTGAAAAAAGGCTCAAAATTATACTGAGTCGCCGCGTCTCCTCCGTTAGCAAAACTATCGCTACAAAACTGTTTATCTTGGAACTTATAAATCGCGCGACCAAAATCGATGAGTTTGAATATCTTTCCATACGTGGGAACTTTGTACGTCTTTCCGTTTATTTTATAGGTAAGATACTCCAAATCTGTATTGGTCCACATAATATTGTTCGTATGTAAATCGTTATGTGTAAATTTCATCATCTTTTGGTATACATACAAAGACACGATTACTTGGAATAAAGCGCTTGCTCCGTTTTTCTCGTTGATTTGATGTTTTACAAATAACTCGTCCAAGGTGCCCGAACATTTTTCCAAACATATCATTTGTATCGGGAAATTATTGATATATCCATATATCTCTTCGTCGTCTTCGTAAGACGATTCATCCGAGTCCGACACCCATTCTTCTGACTCTTCTGATTCGTGTGATCCGTCGTCACCCGAATCTTCTTTTTCTGACGCTTCTCCATCTGAGCTATAGTTTATTTCGCTGTCGTTCGACGACTTCTCCGACGAACTATTGGATGCCAAGTCTTTTTGATAAACGGGTTCCTCTAGTTCTTCTTCTACTGTTTTATCTTTTTCTTCTAGCTCCTCTAGCTCCTCTGATTCCAAGACAAAAGATTTATTCGATGTATTCAGATCGAGTTTATGTTTATTCTTGTGAGATCTCGCTATTTTAGAAAATTCGTCGTCTTCTGATCTATATCCCGCACTCGTGTCGTCGATGTAAAATATTTTTCCCACGTTTTCATTGAAAAATTCGTATCCGCGCACATAATCCAAATCGTCAGTTAAACAAACACGAAATTTATTTTGAACACCCAAATACGAACCATAAAAATCGAGTCCGTGCAAAAACCCGCGTTTATGCAATAAAACACTGGTCAAATAACTAAAAAAGCAGTCGATATATGACGTGTTGTTGTACGATAAAAGTTTTGGAAAAACAGTTGTTTCTGTGGATAACAAATTGGGCATAGTCAGAATGCGTTTATCTCCTAAATCATATTTACCGATCATATACCTCACTGGATCGAGGAGCGGTGAAAATTTGATATGTACATCCTTCTCTAAAAATTTACTGTTTTGAATATCGAATATCTTGGTCATGGTTTGCATATGATATGGGTGATTTAGTGCGATTTTATCGGCTTTCTTTTCCGTCATATCAAAAAACTCGTGATAGATTGGATTGTAGAGCTGTAGCTGGTCGATCTGAAAGGGACATGGGCAATCTTTAGGCGATAAAGAGGCTAAATATTCTAGATTGATCATTCTTGGTTTTGTCTGTTGCGACTCTTGGTTTACATTATATTCGGTGGAGTCGTATTTACAATAATGTATTTTTAATGGATTTTGACTTACAGTATCGGACATGTCAACAACTATAATATAAGGTATTTAAGAATAAAAATTCAGGGAACCTACTCAGGGAACCTACGGTTCCCCGAACCCCTCCCTTAATGTAGACAAAAGCTTACAATAATTTTATTTAGTTTTTCAGGCCCAGAAAGGGAGGGGTTCGGGGAACCGTATGGTTCCCTGAGATTTAATATTTCTTAATAATAAGTCGAAAATTCCTAAAGATGTCACTGGAATTGAAAAAGTTTGATATGCGATGGATCACTTTTAGACCCGACGAAAACAAGGGTCCCGTCATTGTCATGATCGGTCGTCGTGACACTGGTAAGTCGTACCTCGTGCGCGACCTTTTGTACCATCACCAAGACATTCCCATCGGAACCGTTATTTCTGGAACGGAAGCAGGAAACGGCTTCTATGCTGCTCACGTTCCTAAACTTTTCATTCATGAAGAGTACAACACCGTTTTAATAGAAAACGTTTTACGAAGACAGCGAGCGGTTTTAAAGCAAATGAGCAAAGAGATGGAGACCTATCGCAGAACCACAATCGATCCTCGCACTTTTGTGATTCTAGATGATTGCTTGTATGACCAAACATGGACTCGTGATAAGATGATGCGTCTCCTCTTTATGAACGGGCGTCATTGGAAGGTCATGTTAATCATCACAATGCAATATCCGTTAGGCATTCCCCCCAACCTGAGAACCAACATAGATTATGTTTTTATTTTACGAGAACCTTACCTGACAAATCGCAAACGCATTTGGGAGAACTATGCATCCATGTTTCCAACCATGGAGTCATTTTGCTCGGTAATGGATCAGACAACGGAAAATTTCGAATGTCTCGTCATAAATAATAATGCCAAGTCGAACAAATTGCAAGACCAGATATTTTGGTACAAGGCCGAAAGCCGCCCCGACTTCAAGCTGGGTTCCAAAGAATTCTGGGAAATATCGAAGAATATGGGTGACGACGATGACGATGAGCAGTACGATCCCAGCAAAGCAAAGAAGCGTCAGGGACCTGCGATCAATGTAAAGAAAACCACTGGAGGAAAAGGGTGGTAAGACTGACTTTCAGTTTTTGAGTTTCGTTGAAATTTCGCCTTAGCATAATGGTTAGGAATCTTGCTCCTCAAGACGGAGGAGCAAGATAAAAAGCGCTTTCCCTATGGGGGTCCAAAAATAAGATTGTATATTATCATTTCATTAGCATTTTAGCAAAGAATCTTGCTCCCGCAAGTTCGGGAGCGAGATTCTAACGCAAATCCAGATAATATCTCGCTTTCTGAAACTCGATTAATTATATTATAAACGAGAAAAGTAACTTAAAGAATATACATAATAAATGTTATAATAAGATGAACGAATTGAATATCGTCGATCTTATTGAAAAAAATCCCATCGCAAAACTTTCAAAAGAATACAACAGTAAATTATTAAATAAAATTAAAGAATCTTTTACGGGATTTGAGCAACAATTGTTTGTTAGCAGTTTTTATTGCTATTTAAATTACGATAAAAACATTGATTTTGTTGTTGATTTAGATAGTGTATGGAAATGGTTGGGATTTCAACAAAAATATCATGCAAAAACTGTTCTTGAAAAAAATTTCGCGCTCAACATTGATTATAAAAATAGTTCCTCACTTATATTTAATCCGGAAACTGAAACAAATAACACAAAACAAGAAGAAAAATGGGGAGGTCAAAATCGTCAAATTGTTATGCTCACTATAAAGTGTTTCAAATCATTATGTCTAAAAGCGCAAACAAAAAAGGCTTCCGAAATTCATGAGTATTATATGAAAATGGAGGAAACATTACATCAAATCGTAGAAGAAGAAACCGACGAATTGAGACTCCAGTTAGAACAAAAGGAAAATATTATATTGGAGAAAGACAACGCAATAATAAAGACAAAAAAAGAAAAGCAACGTGCGGTTGAAGAAGCCACAATAACTCAATTCCCATTAAATACGGAATGTATCTATTTCGGAACCATTGATAATACAAACGACGAAAAAGAAAACCTCATCAAATTCGGGCACACCAATGATCTGGCCACGAGAATAAGAGATCATCGTAAACAATACAATAATTTTATTTTAACGGCCGCGTTCAGAGTACAAAACAAAGTGGAAATCGAGAATCTTATTAAAACCTACCCTAAAATTAAACGGCAAATTCGTACCATTGAGATTAACGGAAAAGCCAAGACCGAAATAATCGCCTATGACGCAACTAATTTTACGATAGAGAAGCTCACCAAGAATATCAAAGACATCATTCATTCGAAAACCTACAGCATAGATAATTTCAATCGAATCATGAAAGAAAATGAAGAATTTATCGTAGAAAATAAATATATCAAAGAACAGGTCGAAATGCATCTAAAAACCATTACAAAACAGGCCGTGGAATTGAATGAAATCAAGGACATAATTAACGCGCAAAAAGCCGCCATCGAAATATTGAGAAAAGAAGATCAATCTGTTTATCAAAATGCACTATTGCCCGACGACGAAAACACCAAGAAATTCGCAGAATTTATCGATATGATGTGCATTGTCCGATCCGACGTAGAAGAATCGTCCACGAATATGGAGGGTCAGTTCCGAATTTGGTGCAAGACCAAGCCTAAAAAAGAAATCTTCCATTCCTTGAAAAATTACTTGGACACCCGATTCAAGCCAGCGAGACTTTCCAATCAAACAAAAGATCAAATGGTACATGGGTATATCGGCGTGAAATTAAAGGACTTGACATACAAGAAAAAACATACGGATAATGACGCAGAGACATTTTTATTCCAAATATGTAAATTCTCGCCTTGCGGTAAAATTCTCAACTCGACTCTCTTGGAGCAATACCAAAGATGGAAGAAAAGCGTTGACAAAAACCCCACAGAAACCGATATGAAAGATCTGAAAGACTATTTGAATTCTTGTGAATATGTTCTGAAGGCTACAGTATGGACAGAGGTTGGATCCAATGAGGGATATTACGGTGTTTCTTTGAAATCCGACGAATACAAACATAAGGCCACGTCTTCTACTGGAAAAACGGTAGAAAAGCGAGAAATAAAAACCGATACTTTGTTGGGAAAGTGGGAAACCATCGCAAAAGCCGCGGCGAGTGAAGGTGTATCCCCCGCCAAAATGAGCCGGTCTATCAAAAATGCGGTTAAATTCGGCGATTATTACTATTGCGCGACGGGCTGAAACATATTTTGTAATATTTTGAAATATTACAAAAAAATAAGGGTTTTTCGCGTCTGAATTTACAAATATTGTATCTTTCAACATTCATTTATTGGCGTAAGCGCCCATTAATTCGGTGTAATGGTGATGGAACAATTTGAATAACCGGTGTTATAATACGGTGGAGCTACAACGTCTAATGTATTGCTCAATCCACTACCATATTTATTTAATGTCACTGTGCTTCCGGAAACGCCGGCAAGACCCGAATTCCATGCTACACCGCGTCCATTCGATGAAAAAATAGATGTACCAATACCGGTCCAAGAAATTCCATCCGATGAGTATGCAATGCTATTTGTTCCGCTTCCTACCGCAACCCATCTTGTACCATTCCATGCGACGCCATATCCGCTCGATGAAAAAATAGTTTTACCAGTTATACCCGTCCAAGTAATTCCATCAGAAGAGTGTGCGATACTATTTGTTCCGCTTCCTACCGCAACCCATCTTGTATCATTCCATGCCACGCCGCTTCCAGATGTTGAAAAAATGGCTGTACCAACTCCCGTCCAAGTAATTCCATCGGAAGAGTATGCGATA